CTTTAACCAGTTACTCTGCTCTACCTTGTCACTAGCTAGTGTTAAACCACCTTGTTCGTTAGGAACCATGAACAAGTCATAACCTTCAACATCACCAGTTCTACCACCTGTTTTACCTAACTTAAGACTACCACCTTCAGATACTTTACTTTCCTGAACAACATTACCTGTTGTACCATCCTTGTATACAACCTTATCACCTACAACCTGTGCTGACAACTTAGATGGATCAGAGACACCCATCTTGTTTAACTCATCGAACAAGAATACAGCATCTCTAGCAAACAAGTTACCAAAAGGTGTATCTATCTTGCCTTTATCAGGGTTCTTATCTGCAATGTTCTTAGCTTGGTTAAGTAAACCTAAAGTGACATTAGGTGTACCAACAGGAGTAGCTAGTATGTTATCTAACGCTGCTACTTTAGCGTCTATAGAAGTGCTCATCAGTATGTCCCATCATCATAGACAACACCACCAGTAGGTAACGTTACTGTACCAGTGAATGTAGGGGATGCAGTATCTGCTTTGGATGCTACCGCAGAAGCTATGTTGTCGTACTCAGTGTTGATCTCAGTACCTTTAATTAGCTTTGCTGGATTACCAGATACCAGCGAATCCTTAGCAGCAAAGTTAGTTGTTTTGACGTAGTTACTCATGCTAATTTACCTGTCTTAAAGTATACGTCCATCTGTTGAATAGATAGGGAATCAGTAGATATGTTGGCTTCAATACCAATCTGAAAGACTCTACCTGTTCCGTTTAGATTTACTTTAGTGTTGTTAACGAATGCACCGCTGTTGTACTCTGCGATGTTGTATTCGCTGATGTTGTACTCTGATCTTGTTGTACCGCCTACGTTGTTGATCTGTGATATTGAATACAATGAACTGTAGTCAACAGCACAGTACAAAAATACGTTAGTGTTTAGACCACCGATAAGAAACAAAGACATCTTCTTTAGCATCTTCAGCACTGATGGTGCTGTAGCATCTAAGTGTGCTGTGTAGTATGCAAACCTGAATGAATCACCGTTGTCTGATGCAAGAGCACCATAGTTACCGATGTATCCTAACCTACCTAAGTACAACTTACGATCTTTAGTGGTAGCTAATGACTTAGGTGCTATTGTCCACTTTGTTACTCTACAAGAGTTATCCTGTAGCCTACTCTTTAAGTCAAAACAGTATGAAATACCTGCTGTAGGGAATGACAACAGATAGAAACCATCTTTTTCATAGTATGCAGATCTAATGTTATCTACACTGTTGTTCGTGGTGAAGTCTGCTAACAGATCATCACGGATGTTCCTCGAGACATCGAACAAAGGAGGAGACTTCTCTTGGATAATCCTTCCTAGACTACGAACACCTGTATCAGATAAGAAGAAGATATCAGATCCTACATCCTGTACAGAATCTCTAGCAACACAGCCTACACCATCAATGACTTCTACCAATGACAAGTTAGTTGATGGATCTGTGGTAGCACCTGAGTAGATAACAATACTTTTCTTACAGAAGATGATTAGAAAGCCGTTAAAGGCTGCTAATGCAACAATTGAATCAGTTCCGTTAGTGAATGCCTTTTCTATACTGATGGAACCAGCGTTACCACCAGACCATTTATGACCTGTTAACGCATCAGACCACCATACAGTAGTTTTATCAGTGGTGGTGTCAGCAACCCATAGACGACCATAAGCACCTAGAACTTCATTAGCAAGCTGTACAGTACCTGAATAACCAGCATGAGCGGACATCAGTGTCCATGTGTTACCTGCATGGTCATACATGATAGGATCATGAGCACGTTGGAAGAAGTATGTATGATTGTTAAAGCTAACTGCTTTCCAGTTCTGTGCTGTCCATGTAGAACCAGTATACTTAAGAGTTAGTGTTGTTGTACCTGTGTAGATCTTGTTGTCACCGATAGACGCAAGCTCTGTTGTACCGTCTTTCTTGACAATCTCATACAACATGGTAGGCTCTGTACCTACATAACCTACAGAAGTGTTTAAGTTATCCCATCCTTTACGGGATGCTATACGACCATACTGATCAATGACAGCATTGTCAGCTCTAAGAGAAAACTCTTTAGGAAGACCTAACGATGAATCCTGTGTGTTAAGTCCAAAGAAGCCTGGAGCAAGAAGACTAACTGATTTTAACTCAGCAGCCATTATGACCACTCCCATGTTGTTTCATCAGCATAGCGTTCTGATTCAATAGCTACGTATGATGCAACTGCTTTACGGTACAGATCTGCTTGTTGCTCAGACAACCTACCACCATCTTCACCACGTTCATTGATAGCACGAAGATAAGCACCTTGGATGACTAACTCTGATGGCACATAGATAACATCTGAAGATACTGACAGATCAGCCTGTGGAACAACACAGTCTACCTTCACAGTAATCGAAGATCCTGGTATAGGCCATAGATCAATAGTGATCTCACCAGAAGTGTTAGAATTACCTACAGAGAAGTACTGTGGTGTACCGGACACTGTACCTTGTAAGTTAGTCCACTCGTGCATCTGATTCTGTGTTGCCTGAGTTAAGTCTCTCTTTACTGATGGTATGTACACCACTAACAACTTACTACGTGGATTAGAACCTGTGATAGCATAGTTCTGTGTACCATTAACAGCATTGATGGTCTTCGTTGTACGAAGAATAGACCAACTCCAGGTATCTTCTACTTCACGTTTAGCTTCGTTAACAAAGTCAGCAACTAGCTTAACGTATGGTGTATCAGATACAGTTGAGGCTTCAGTTTCCCGAAGCCTTCGTAGTACACCGTTAACACAATCTAAGTACGTAGCCATATGTCACCATTTTACTTTATCAGAAACAGAGGAGCAAAGATTTAAAAACTCATCAATAGTTAATGAACCTCTCATCATATTGATTTTTTTATGTACTAACTGTACGTTTTCTACTGTATAACCAATATTGTTATCTATCCTATCTATTGATGCTGTGTGTTCCCAACCAACTTTACTCCAGCCTATAGATAAACCAGATAAAACACATAACCCATCTTGTTCTTCATAAAGTTCATTTATAAATTGAGGGGTTAGCTCCCATAAATAACCACGAGTCAAAGCGCTTTTATAAAAAGACTCATACCATGCTAATCTAACCGCACCTACCATACCTGAAGGATGGTTGTTAATATTACTACACCTTTTACAAGGTTGTTTAATGTTATGAGACCATATGCAATAGTTTCTTCTTAGATGGTTTACTTCAGCATTACATGAAGGACAATAACGTACCCATCTTCCTTCTTCGTTTTTAAAAACACCATCAGGTACTTCTAAAGGAAAAGGCATTATTTACTCCACTTCTCACGGTCGGCCCAGTAAGCCGCAGACATTTTACCTTTAGCAATGTTCTTTGCATGTCTAGCTTTGAAGGACTTATTCCTTGCAGAACCTTCAGGGGAACCAGAAACACCTTGTTGACCAAATCTAATGGTCTTAACTTGATCACCGTCCTTTGCTACAACAATGTGTGATTTGGTAGGATGTCCAGGTGTTTTTTTAGGGCGATTATATCCGGACACTCCTGCTCTTTCTAACCTAGAGTCTTTCTTCATTTCTTCTTAGCAGTTTTTGCTGCCTCCTTGAAGTCTTTGGTTGTTGGAGCACCTTTAGTGCCTGGCTTTCTCATCTTCTCACCAGAGCCTTCAGCGATACGCTTACGCTTGGCTTGTATGTTCGCATACAGTCCTGGTTTCATTTCTTCTTCTTAGGCTTAGACATACCAGCCTCTGACAAAGCAATAGCAACTGCTTGTTTACGAGACTTAACGACAGGACCGCCTTTACCACTATGAAGAGTACCTTCTTTGTACTCTCTCATGACTTTACGTACTTTAGCTGGTTTCTGTTTCATGATGGATAACCCATCTTCTTCTCTTTAGCCTTCATAGCCTTTGATTCTTTTTTCTCGTGCATCTTCTTAGCTTTCTTTGATGCGTATTCTTCCGCTTCTTTCTTACCTTTAGCGGTATAAGGAAACTTTTTATTGTTCACCATTGGCATTTGTCTTTCCTTTCTTTTTAAACATACACTGTACGGTATCTGTTTCCCATATACGAATAGCAGTCCACATGATCGTTAGTACAGCAGCTATAGCAGGTAACAACTCAGCTAACGTACCTACTACAGTGATTATCGATATAGCATCACCAACCTGCTTTATTGACTCATCAGCGTGGAGAGCCATGTTACACCAACGCTTGTATCTGCTGTTGTAGTGCTGCTAATTGAGCTAACAAGTCTTCTTTGGTTGGTGTAGGCGCTACAGCCTCTAGTGTTGGTGTAGGCTCTGTGAATGTACCATCAACATAACCCCATCCTGGACCAGCATAGTCCGGACAAGGAATCCAACCTTGTTGTACTGCATAGGCTTCATCAGCCACTGCTACGTTTGTTACTGTATGATTATCAATGATTGCCCATCTCATAGCATCACCTTACCAAGTATAGACACGGACAAGACCTGCACCACCATTACCACCAGCACCGGAGTTTGATCCGTTATTAGAAGAACCTCCACCACCTCCTCCAGAGGCAATCCCACCCGCACCACCAGTGCCACCTACACCTGAAATTCTTCCACCGGAGCCGCCTCCACCACCACCTTGGCGACCTGTACCAGCAGTTCCGTTATTACCAGCACTTGTGGAAGTTGCTGGGTTAGCTCCCGCAGCTCCTCCACCACCTACTGATCCTGCGTTAGAACCTCCCGCAGCGGCTGAATACACACTTCCTCCATAATATTCCCCTCCTGCACCGCCGCCAGCGCCTCCTTGGTAGGAACAACCACCTGCATTTGAATTCCAACTAATAGAACTAGTTCCACCAGCTCCGCCGCCAAAACCTGACGCTTGATTAACTCTAAGAATATAGTTGCTACTAGGCTGCCCACCGCCAAAACCATCAGGCAAGCCCCCAGTCGACACTACATAACGGGAAGGCTCCCCACTTGCTGATAGTACGCCAGCACCTAAACCACCAGCCCAATAAGCAGATCCACCATTACCACCATAAGCATATAAACTGGTTCCAAAACTAGTAGTGCCGCCATTAGTGCCTGAATTACCAACCGTATCATTGGATGTTATAGCAGTAGCACCACTACCACCAGCGCCGACAGTTACGGAAACTGTTGATCCTAGATCACTCGCTTTGAATAAACGGTAAGCATAAGCACCACCACCTCCGCCACCACCACCAAAAATTTCAGTCACTCCTTCAACGTTCTGTCTAGAACCGCTACCACCACCTCCACCAGCACCCCAACACTCTACCATCACAAAGGTAGCGTTACCAGGTTTTGTCCAAGTACCGGAAGAAGTAAACTCTTGATAAGCTACGTTAGAAGATACAGGAAGAATATTCTGTAGTGATACGTTAGCAATCGTACCACCAGTAATGTTTACGTTGTTGGCATCCTGTGATGCAATTGTACCTATCAGTGTCTGCACAGCAGTACCATCACCAACAAACAGTTTCTTGTCAGTGGTATTAACAGCAAGTTGTCTGTTTTCTAACGATGCAGGTACTGCACCAGCAGTTGAAGATCCTTTGATCTTTATAGCCATGTCACGCCTCTTTAGAGTTCTTCGTAACCTTTGGTTTATTATCTTGTTTTGTTTCTTTCTCTTCTGTTACTTCTTCATACTCTGGATGAATACGCATTTGTTCAATGTCATACTCATACTCTACACTCATTAGGTTATTTGACCATTTACATCTGAATATTGCCATTGTGACCTCTATGTAAAAGAGAAGCTGCCGAAGCAGCCTCTCTATAGTTATTTAAGCAGGAACAGCGATAGGGAATATTGAGGTAGGAACAGAACTCAAATCACCCTTACGAAGCAGAGAAACACCATAAAGGGTATCGCTAGTAAACAACGTAGCAAGATACTCTTGTTTGTATTGAGTCTGCGAACGAACACCCATTTGTTCTGCAAGGACAGCAGCGTCTTTGTGGAACATAAGAGCAATACGTGCAGAACCAGTAGCGGTATCGCACTGAGGCGTAACAAACACCTTAACACCATACACATCACCGATCTGACCGTTACGGATGGTGTTGTTTGAACCTTGCTCACCAACAAAGGCTTGTTCGGTAAAGCGAGCAAGACCCATAAGCGTGTTACGGCTTGAAGGGGGAACAACAAGATAACGATCAGTCATAGGAGCATCGTTATCGTCCAAACGCTGGATAATACGACGAATACCAGCATCAGTCAGTGCTGAAGCATTGGGAGACGCGCTGTTGTAAGCAGTACTACCGTCACCACCAATGTATGCGTTAGCATAAGCAGCAGTGCCAGCACCGTTGTTTGCTGAACGACCTAGTTGAATAAGGTCAGTATCTACTTGACGTGCAAGAGCGTAACCAGCATCTTCAGTGTAGAAACGACGAAGTGAAGCAAGAGCTTGAACTTCAACGATGTCTTCAATTAGACGCGAGTATTCAAAATGCCTGTTCAAAAGAACTTGAACCTCAGTTTCAACATCAGCTTGGATTGTAACAGCAGTGTTAGCTGCTTTAGCAAATGCAGAACCACGGGTAGGAACAGGAACGTGAAGCGTATCACCTTTCTTACCACGCATAGACATTTTATTAACAAGATTAGCCATAACAAGCGCTTTCTTGTACGATGCAATAATTTCATCTGCTTAGGACTTTTCAATCCTTTCGACTATAGCTTCCCAAGAGAGTTAAAAGTTTCTCTTGAGCCGTTTCACTTAGTCTGTGCGGGTCACGCTTCATTAGCTTAAACTCTTCTCGTACAGCATCCAACACATCTTGTTGAAGCCTTGTACCTTTTAAGTTTGTCTCCATCCAGAGACATAACCGAGCTTGTTCTCTCTTCAAGATAAGGTGATTGACTATATTACGAAGAACTGGACATGCTTTTTTATAGCCTGACAAAATCCAAGTTGTTGAAGATTGCCAATTGTCGTTCTTACTCTCACGATGTTCCATGTGCCCGCCAAAGTTTTGCTGATTCATCTCTAACAAAAACTTTGCTGAGTCTGCCATTCCTACTCTGACTCTTGGCTGAACATAGAACTGTTCGTTTACTTTGGTTGTGGCGAGGTCTATACAACCTTCACCGTCAATCAACCCTGCTAAATACTTCCAACTTACTCGCTTCATAATACCTCCTGGTATTGATATGCGACTTTGGTTTATCGTGTTCCCTCTGATTGGGGTATTCTAACACCCTTCCCAGTTATTTAGAAACGGTTTTACTTTGGCCAGTTACGACAACCAAATTTCAGGAATAAATTTATCTGCGTTGGTTTTGT